CATCTTATAAGTTTGAAAAAGGGTATACATAACTTTTGCGCCCTGAAGATAATCGACGACATCAATCTTTTTTATATGGAAGATAATATCTTGAACGATTATTTTTTTCGTTTCCTTAATATGATCTTCCAAAGTTTTCTTTTTACCAAAACCAAACATAAAATTAATTTCCGATAGCACTCATTTGATTTCTTAAAACCGCATTTACAGCGTAACCTGTGGCTGATTCATCTCTTAACACGTCAAAAACGACATTAGAAACTAGGACTTCATCGGGACCGCCTATTTCGGGATCCCCCGCATCTTTAACGCGAAGTTTTTGAAAATTGAAAGTCAAGGCCGGTTGTAGATTTGAACCTGTCATTGTTTCCGTTGCGATAAATTCAAATTGACCCGCTAAATCAGTTTGAGCAATCATGGCGTCAAAAGCCGTTGTTGTATCGAAACGAATATTACAACTTAGTTCATAAGTTTGAGGACCGGCGGGAAGAACATCCAAAATATCACTCCCGATTCGTCGCGCTTCGGAACCGTTATGAAGATTATTCATAACCTTAAATTCAAAACTTTGAACATGCCAATATGAACTTGTTTGCAATGAAGCGAAAGATGTTTCAACGCTAAACCGTCCCTCGTTAAAAACAAAAGGAACGAAAGAAGTACAAGTAACATTTGCGGAAACGTCGTTTGTCGTGACCGTCGAATCAAAGCCGATCATTGTTGCAACGCATCGAAGCGGTTCATCTAGTTCGGAAACAAAACTCATTTCGTTTACGCGAACTCCGTTATATTCAAAAATCTTTCCATTCGTCGCGTCGCCTTTTCTGGTATTGACGCATAACGAAGCAAAAGATTGATCGAAATTACCAACAACAAAAGTATGATCGATTGCAGAGGCCGCGCCCGCTCCGGTCGTTTCCGCCGTTGAAGTCGCGGCGGTCACTGTCCCGCCAAAAGCGTTTTGTAAAATCCAAGCGCAAGCGGTTATTTCAGGATAAAAATAAAATTCGACATCTCCGCCTACAACTTTACCTAAACCAATACTTTTAGAAAAAGTCCTGCATGTTTCAATCTGTTCTAAAATTTTTGTATCTTTTTGAGTTCGAAAAGAACTCGATAAAAAATCAAGCGCCGCCGTACATGTATTATATGTTGCGGTTGTTGTTTCCCTTCCAAAAGTTAAATAACTTAAATCGCCAACGACGAATCCCTGTCCTACAGCCATTATAAAAACCTCCTTTAAATTGACGCCGCATAACCAAAATAATGGTTCAAGCTTACGTCTTTTAATTCATTTCCTATTCTTGACATTTCCTTAGTTAATTCTTCTTGCTTTTTAACCAATGACCTTACTTTTTCGGAATCTTCGGGTTTAAAAGAATAGTTCATTTGTTCCTCTAAATCCCTTACGGTTCCGTCCGCAACGATTCCTCTTTTAGAACATTGAACGACCGGAATCTTATAGACGTTTAAATATTTCGATAACCATTGAGCCGAAAATAAAAGATTGTTGGACGTGTAACAAAACCGGCCGGCGGCGTCCCTTATAAAAATATTTTTCATATAATTTATTTTTCCGTTTCCAGTCTTATCAAAAGCATAATAACCGTCATCGGAAAAACTATAATCGAAACCGATAAGGAGATATTTATCATAACCAAAAAAGTTTTTTCTTCCTGTATCGTCTGATTGACTCATAAGAATAAGCATGGCGTTGGAAACATTAGTTCCGGCGGGAATGATATTTTCGCAACCAGATAAACCGCAAAATTCAATTTCCGATTTGATGGAATCTTTATTTACAAAAAAATAAATATCCTTCCAATTTCCATTAGAAGACCATTTTGTATTGGCGCATACGTTTATAAAAAGAATAGTGTTTTTTAATTTCTTTTCATATTTTTTAAGATAAGTTTCATAAGAAACATTGGCGTCCGCAACAACGCAATAAGTCGGAATAATGTCGTTATCCAAACAGTGACCTAAAGTTTTATCGCAACAAAGGATATCAACTTTTTTTTGATTTCTTTTTATAATCTCAATATTTTCTTCAAAGGAATAACCGTTCGCAATACATAAACAGGCTTTTCCGATACCGATGTTTTGAAAGTGTTTCATTGATTTCATCGGAAAGTTTTTACCGTGAAAAGTCGCGTGTTCGCGCCATTGATGCGCCCATTGTTTATAAGTCGCTTTTGATTGATGTAAAATCGCGTCGTTGTTCATATAGCTTTTTTCCTTTAATAAAAAATCTTACACGATATCTCCAAAACCCCCGCCCTAAAGAGGGTTTCTTCTTCATAAATATCTTCGAAAAAATCCGTTCGAACCGGATAATGATATTGAACCGAACTATTAAGATTAAAGTTCGCCCTTAATATATGTTCGATATTTTCCATCAAATCCTCGACCTCCTCCGAAGCAAGGTCGTTTTCAATGTCTGTAAAAATGGGATTCATAACCGCGCCAACAATATTTATAAAGACTTCCGCTTTTCTTGTTGTATTTACGCGCGAATTCGATCCATGACCGATCAAATCAATATCGACCTCTTTTGCATCCGTGAAAATCGTAACCCAAGGGATCGATACCGCTTCAATAGGTATTCTTGCAGGATGAACTTTTAGAACGCGTTGAACTCTTTTCGATAAACCGCTCGATAAATCTTGACTTGCGGTTGTTGTATTCGCCGCTTCAAGAATGCTTTTTATCTGAGTTTTAATATTGTTTATGTCAATCGCGCCCATATTTATTGTTCATCCTCTTCATAGAATTTTTTCAGGGTTTCCTTATTTATAACAATGGCGCTCGGAAAAGAACCGACGATAAAATCACCGGCGGTTAAAGGAACTTCCCCTTTTGCTGTCTTCATAAAATATTTTGTTTTTTGAAGCGCGCATTTTCCATTCTTAAAAACATAAACTTCCTGTTTTACAATACCGGAAATTTCTTTTGTTTCGTCCCAAACTTCCCCGTCAACGGGAAAAGGTTTTTTCTTAAATCTCATGTCGGTTTTTCCAAATATTTTAAACTTTGTTTAGAAATATCGTCACTTGCTTTTTTGCTTAGATACATAAATTTTCTTTGAGGTAATTTACCGCCGCCTTCATCATGCGCCGCCGCATAAGGGAAGCCTTTAAAAGTTTGCGCGTTGTTATACCATAACACGCCGTCTTTCGTTCTTCGAAACGAAGTCGGTTTAAAAGACTGTCTTAACCTTCCCGTTGTTTGTAATATTTTTTTTGGAAGTCTATTTTGTCTTATTAACATTTCCCTATAAGAATTAGACCACTTTTGCCACCTTCCGCCGCCTGGTTTTCTTTCTTCTTCAAAATGTTTCATAACATCTTTAAAAACAATAGCGGATAAAAGACGGACATAATCTAAATCTTTTTTTTCGATTTCTTCGCTTCGTTTTTTAAAATCGTCAAAAAACTTTTTTGCGCCTTTAGCGTTTCTAATATAAAATTTTGCTGAAACTGAAGTTGGCATTATGACCTTCCATCGGAGATATCGTCAAGTTTGTCTTGATCGACTTTCCAATGAAGCGGGTCGTCTTCATCGAAAGTTGAAAAATAACCGTCGGTATTGGAAAGAATATCGTCTTGAGTTGAAGTTTTTGTTACGACCGAACCGCCGGTGTTAACAAGATCAATTTTACAATCGGCTATTTTATCTAAAACTTCCATCGCCATTTCAATCATGGCGTCCCCACGGGTTAACGATTCTTTTCCCCCGCGGCTCCAAGTTTTAAAAATATAACCCATTGAAAGTTGTTCAGCCAATGTTCGAACTAAAGGCGGCGTTGTTGCGTACGCGTCAAAAGGTGAAGAACTTACATCATATTTCTTTCCGATTTTGCTATTTATCATTGATTCCGCCCAATCAATGACTTGACTTGTTGGCGTCGATGAAGTCGTTGTATTGAGTTCATAATTTGGCATCAATGTATCAAGCGAAGTAATCGTTGTGTAAGTTCCCATAACTATCCTTTATCTTCAAATACAGGGCGAGAATATTTTTTCCCGTCTTTCATTCTAATGATTTCGATTTTTTTCTTTTGGTTTGAGCTTCCGCTTATCACGGTTTTTATTTCGCGGCTCACGATAGTATTTTCTTCTTTTCTCTTTTTTTCTTGTTCTTGTATTTTTGCTTCGTGTCTTTTTCTTTTGTATTCAACTGAAACTTCTTTTTCTTCGCTTTCGTTATCTTCGATAAAATCGTCTATTTTTTTTCTCAAAACATTTCCCCTAAAAATTAAAAAAAAAGAATTGGGGGAAAAATCCCCCAACCTAAAACTTACTATGCTAGCGTATCCTTAATCAGAAAGCCGCTAAGAGATGCAACAACTTTAGGAACGAATTTCATTCGAACCTCGATTGCTTCCGCAATTCTTTCTTCTTCCCGCCAACGTCTTACGCGCGGAACATTCTTTTCAAAAATATAACCGGCGGAAGGAGCCATTGGAGATGGCCTTGCGGGTTTATAACCGATGAAACAATTGTCGTTCCAAATATCGCCAATACTTTCAGTAACGCCGCGATTCGAAGAATCGTAAACCGCGCTTGGTTTTACTATTTCAGCAACTTCAAAAAGAGCCGCAATCATTGATTTTGAAACCTCGGCGGAAGTGTACTTGATTCGATCAAGAACGCTTGTATGTTGGGTGATATGAATAAAGGTCGAATGAGGGATAACCGCGTAATTAGGAAGTTTCCCACTATTTTGAAGAATTTCAAGTCCGCCGGTCAAAAAGACTGGAATCGGATTTGAAAGAGTTGTATTGGCGTTAAAAGCATAAGTTGAAGTCAATGAAACATTTAGACTCCAATTTGTTGTTGTAAAAAGATCGGCAACGGACTTCTCGCGGCGGCGCATGATAACGTCTGTTAGTTCTTCGGTCGTGTCCGATCGAAGATCGCTTATATCATAATTATCAAGGTCGTCATCGCTAATAAAATCCTTTAATGCGTGATCTTCCAAAATGTATGAAGCGTTCGTCACTTCAAAATAATGAATATTGGCGGTTCCTTTGTTCGCCCTTTTGGTTTCAGGTATTCTGAAATTTCTTGTGTAAATTCTATAAAGATCAGAATCTTTTTTTACTGGAACCATTGGGAAGATTTGATCCGCAACGTATTCTTCATTGTTATATTTTACCGATATGTTCGATAATAGTTGATCGACATGTAGTTGATTCTTAAAAGGCATATCCGAACTCCTTTAATAAATAATTTTAAATTAAACCCCGCGGGCGATTCCTGGATTTACTAAAACTTCCGCAATCGTTCCTGTCGCATCGACCTTAGGACCGATAAGCGTTCCGACATAAGCAACCGCAAGGGTCATGGAAGCGGTCGTGTTCGCTAAAGTGACAGGAACGCCTCTTCCGTTCGTGTCGGCGGAAACAAGTTGGCCGCTGGTAACGGTATCATTGAAATACAACCAGGCTTTTCCGTCTGTCTGGACAGGAATAGATGAAGTCGTATCTAAAACGGTGTCGATAGTTACGCCAACAAAAGAACGAAGTTTATCTTCAGGGTAAACGACTGTATGCGCTGTTCCCGATTGCATTGCAACAACGCGTTGAGCCGAAAGAGTTGTTAAGACTTTAAAAGATTCGACGTTAGGCATATTTATTCCCCTTCCTTCATTACAGCTTTATAAGCTTTTGCATAAGAGATATTATTTTCTTTTGCGTATTGTTGAATTTTTTCATCTTCAATAATTTCTTTTGGTTTTTTTGTTCCTTCTTCGGAATTTTCTTTAAAATTTACTTTAGAAATTTCCTTTGAAAGTTTCAACAAACCTTTTACAAGCTCCTCCCTTGTAATGTCTTTTTCGTCAAGCTTGTATTCCGCCTTATCTGAAAGAAGCTCAGTTAAATAAGGCTTCATACTTGGCGAAGCGATTTCTTCTTTTTCAAGTTCGGAAATGAATTTATCCAAATTTGCTTTTTTGGTTTTTTCCATTTCTTCTTGAATTTTCTTTTCCGCTTCAAGCTTATATTGCTTTAACTCAGCGTTTTCTTCTTCGATCGATTTGATTTTTTCATTGGCGTCGGTTAAACCTTTTTCAAGTTCTTCCGCTTTTTCTTTTGCCAATTTTAAATCGTATTCGACCTTAACTTGATCTTCTGTCTTATCGGGCATATCGGTTCCCTCATTAGTTAAGAGTGAATAAGATATATTCATTATGTCTATATTATTATTTTCGTCTTTATCTTTTGTAAAGGTGTTTAGATAACTTTTATAATTTGCCATGATATCGTTTAGGTTCAAAACCGCCGGAAGATCACTTCCTAATAGAGCAACCGCTCCTAAAAGGTGATTATATTTTTTACCGCCCAATGTTATCCCGCTATAAATTTCCGATGAAACTTTTCGATATGCTTTAGACTCAATTAATTGAAATACCTTTTTGGGAATGTCTGAAAAATCAGCCAAAAGCTTATTGCCTTTAATATAAAGCTTTTCTATCCATCCCGCGGCGGGAAGTCCGTCTTTCTGAAGAAATTCTTGATTTTCATCGTGACCTAGTTTCAAAAACGGTTTTATTGAAGCGGAAGTTTCGTTAAAAGCCTTTACGATATCCTCTAAAACGTCTTTTGTAATCTTATTATTATTCCAAGTTCCAGTTGAAAAAATTTCAACAGCTTTTATGCTTTTTCCTTTTTCCATTTTATTCCCCTTATGTATTTTCAACTAAAATTAAATCGAACTCTACTGTAGCTTTTGAGGCCGCCGCCGAACCTAAACCAGAAAACCATAAATCTGTTTTTTCAGGAAACGGTTGAGGAATTTTATGAGTTAAATTGAAAACGCCGCTTAAACCGTCCCAAGAACGAACAAGTCTTTTGGAAGTAAAAGGCGCGGAAGTATCGCCCGCATTTCTTCGTTGCCAAAAAGCTATTTGCGCGGATTTTGTGGAATCAATCGTAATATCCACTGATAACCAATAAGCAGTATATCCCGCGGGAACGGTGTATCTTGCGACTTGCGACTGTCCATAAGTGACAGTATTGGAATGAAGGGAAATACAAGAGTTTCCGACATGCGTTGCGGTTATCGATCCATGTCCCGTGACCGTTGTTCCCGCATAAGTTCCACAATCGCCAGCATACATCCGATGAACGCGCCGAAAAGCGGTCGTCCCTGAAACTGTATTTGCGCCGTCAAGCGTTATCGTTTCACTTGCTTCCGTAAATCCGTCTAAAAGACCAGAAACAATAACACTCCTTAAACCGCTTCCCGTTGCGGTATCATTCGCCGAACTTGAAACAACGCTTACAACTCCGGAAGTTTGAGGCCAAACAAAAACTCCGCCGGTCGGCCAAATATCCGCCCATGCCGCCGCAAGAATATCATTTCTTCCAAACTTATGAACATATTTATGTCCGCCGATAGCTTCGCTCGTAATCGCTAAACCCATATCCCTATATATTCCGACAAACTCTGTTCCGATTGAATCTTGCATAAAAAACCCCTTTTATTTTTTTGGAAAGCCTGAAGCGCCTTCATCTTCTAAAAATTTATCTATAGTTCTATCGCCTATTTTTGTGTCAGGCTTATAATCTTCAAAAATAGTTATCGGAATCAATACCGATCGACAATTAAAGTGCATTGGCGGGACGGGTTCCGTCCCTTTTTTAAATTTTTTACCGTTTAAATTTCTACAAATATTTGTTGTAACCTTGTCTAAAATCGCGCTGTATTGATAACCGTCAACTATTTTCGATTCTTCAAAATAAGCCATTCGACCTTTATTCATAACTTCGGTTAACTTCGTTCGCGCATAACGTTCCGTCGAAACCGCCGCGGAGTCGGTTAAGTCGGTTCTTAGAGTTGTTATAACGCTGTCAATGGGACGTCCGTCCTTTACCGCCGATATGATTTCAACTCTTGCTTGCTTAGATAAATTATATTCCCAATCCTTTATATAATTATAATTTTCTTCTTCTAAAATTTTCAAAAAAGTTTCATCGACGATCGGCTCCGCAAAAACGTTTTTGTTCAATATCTCATATTGCGCAATCGTTTTGCCTTTTTTATAAACATCTTTTAAAGAATCGTTTAAAACTTTTCTTAGTTTATTCGTTTTTCTTATTTTTATTGTGTCTATTTTATCGACCTTTTTATTTTCTATTATTCTTTTCTTGGATATTTGATTTGTAAGATCATCGATAATTTCCGTTATAATGGGAGCGAAAACCGCTTTTAGATAATCAAGAGATGAATCAAGCATTTTTTCAATACGATTGAAATCTACTTTTTTATGGTAATCTCCTTTAGGAAGTTTGTATTTATATTCTTGGATATGCTTTTCTTTTCCGCATTTATTGTCGATTTCAATAACAGTCTTTTCGTTTGGCCCTTGATCTTCTATTTCAATGTCGTCACCGTCATCTTCCGGCGGTTCTTCCATTGGATTTTCAGGAATAACCTCAATCGGTTCTTCAATCATTTCCTCGTCTGATTCGGGGAAATTTATAATCCCTCTAAAGTGATTTATTTCATCATGCGTTGGTTTATAGCCTTGCGACTTTATCGCTTCAAGCCATAATTTCGCATAACCAATAATAGCCTTATCACTTACGGGTCTTAGTTTGAATTTTGGATAGTTTTCAACAAAACCGTAATTATAAACGATTATTGGTTTTAGAATTTCCTTATTAACGATTGATTCTATAATTTGACGGCGTTTGGAAATATGCTTGAAAAACACTTCCATTTGATTTTCGCCCAAATTAAAAGAGCCGCCGGAAGTTTCCGAACCTTGAAATCCCAATAAATCAGGAATCAATAAAGATCGACCGATAAACATGTTAAAGATGTTTATCCCTTTTATAAAAGCTTCACCATTAGATTTTGATTCTAAAAAATCAATCTCCACTTCCCTCGGAACGGTTAAAGCTGTTTTTGATTGAAACTTTTTTATTGAGTTATGAAGTTTCGTTATTGCGGCGTCGGGAAGTCCGCTCGGATATTTCGCTATCGGCGTTGGGGAAGCGGACTTTTCTATAAATATTGCGTAATATCGAATAATTTGCGATTTAATAAAATAGGCCGCATAAGCCGCTCTTAAATCTGAAGTCCCATAAGGGTTTTGCCAACTAGGATTATTTATATAATGTATCAAATAATTTCGATCAATATCGCGGACATTTAACCCCGCTCCGAGTTGTTCGTATCTTTCAACGTTTCCATACTTATCGGTATTTATAAGCCAAGTTCCAGGGTGTCTAGTTTTTATATTTTTTAAAGTGAGTTTCCCGTCTTCATTCTTTTTAAAAATCTTTTCAGAAACAGAAAAACCGAAATCATAAGCTGAAAGTATCTGATAAAGACAGTCTTCAAAGGGAACTTCTGGATCTTCTGATAAGCATAATTGAAGCTGATAAACAAGATCGTCTTGTTCTTCTTCTCCGGGAACGATATCCCAACCGGAAGCTAAAACTAAATCTTTTTTTAAAGTCGTCGCGACTGATACTTGATCGTCTTTCAACATGTCTTCATAAATTGAATAAGTCGAGTCTTTTTGCCATAAATCGTCGGGATTCCAAGGCGCTAAAAACGAATCAGGATAATAAGAACTTTCTCTTATTGTTTTGTCTTTTCCCAAGTTTTCTTTAAAATGCGCAAAATCTTTTCCCGCTTCCGATAAAATTTTGAACTCGGTCATATTTACATCCTTATTCTGGTTGAAAGATTTTCGAAGATATCTATTTCTGATTTTTTCTTGATACAAATTTGAATCGCAATAGCGGTCGCCATAACCGCATCATCATGCTTTCCTGATTCCGCTTGAATTTTCCTATTTTTATCGATCAAAGTTAAACATTCCCTTAACGTTACTAAACTATTAAGCCTTACGGTTTCGTTATGAACCGCATCGATAAAAGAAGACATCATTATAGGCCGTGAAACTAAATCAGTTTTCCAACCAAGGCGGTCGTCTTCATAAGAATAGAGATTTGGATATCTCAAAATTTCACTAAGCTTTAATAATACCGCGTGTCCGTGATTATTTCTTTCAACGGCTAATAATGGAAATTTACCACCGGCTGAAAATTTTTTACATAGATTGAATAATTTTTCTGCGAACTCCGACGGAGAAAAATGACCATGAAGAAAAGCGACTTCTTCTAAATCGTTTACGCAAATAACCGACGCCGCCGAATAATCTTCCCCTAA